CTGCTGCCGTTCCTGCTGCCGTGGCTGCTGTCTTTGCCGTAATCTTTGCGATTATCTTTGCAGCTCCGGACGCAAATTTCTGTCCGGTCGTTACTGTGTCAGAGATTCCCTTTGCCACTTTTCCGAATCCGATTGACAACGGACCGATAGCAGCAACCACAAGACCGACTTTGAGGACTGTTTCTTGTTGTGCCGGAGAGAGCGACGTAAACCATTTTGTCAACTCTTGAATCTTTCCGGTCAATTTTTCAATCATAGGTGCTGCGGATGTCTGTGCTGTGGATGCCAGTGTCGACAACGCCAGTTTTGCGTTGTTCATTGCAACCTTTGCATTGTCAATCGGGTCGAGTGTTCCGTTGTAGGTGTCCTCGACTGTTGAACCGTATTCCTCCATTGATGATGAAAGACTGGTGAGGTCAATTCTGTTCTCGCGAATTGCCTTTGTCATTTCCGCAGCACCTTTTTTTCCGAACAATTCCGTTGCAATCTGCATCGCCTCGGTCTCTGTCTTTGCGTTCTTGATGCTGCCGATAGTATCTGACAACGCCTCGTCCATTGATTTTCCCTCTGATGTGGCGTTCTGTAATGCTTTTTTTAGACCCGCCATTGCTTGAGTTGAATCAACACCGTTTGCGTCGAATTGAGCCATCAAATTGATTGCTTGAGGCAATGACAATCCCATTTCTTTGAATTGTGCGTTGTTGTCGAGGACATATCCCTCTAATGTATCAACAGAGATTCCGGTTTCCTGTGCCTTTGCCGTGAGCAATCCTAATAGATTTCCCGTCTGTGATGCATCGATGTTCCACGCTTTCATGATTTTGTCAACTTGGTCAACTGACTGTGTGACGTTTGTTCCGTTGATTGTTGCAAACTGTATGAACTGTTTAGAGGTCTTTTCAAGTTCCGTTCCGGTTGTATGGAATCTTGTGTTGACTTCTCCGATTGCCTCTCCTACCGTTGACATATCCTCCGGCATTGTTCCGAAAACATTATCCGCAGACTTTGTCAATCCCTCAAGTGCCTCTCCGGTTGCTCCGGTCTTTGTCACTATGGTGTCATAACCCTCGTCGAGTTCCGTGAATGCTTTGATTGATGCTGCACCAATACCCGCAATTCCGGCAGAGACAACTGACATTTTCTTTCCGAAACTTTCCATCTTTGTTCCCGCTGTATCGCAAGCGGTCGCAAATTTTTCAAGTTTATTATCTTTTAACTGGTCATTAACATTTTTTAGTTCTGCCTCCATGTTCATGAGGGCAGTCTTTGACTTTTCCGTCTTTACCGTCTGATTTGCAAGTGCGGTCTCTGTCTTTCCGATTGCTGTCTCATTTGCGGTGAACTCTTTCTCTAACTTGTCGAGTTCATCCTTGAGTGCTTTTGACTGCTCGGAGTTCTTTCCGGTCTCTGCCGTTGATTTCTCATAAGCCTCTTTCGCAGCATCAATCTTTGTTTTGAGTTCCTCCTGCTTTGTCTTTTGGTCTGACAGTTTCTTTGTCAACTTCTCCTGCTGCTCACTGTTCAACTGCACGATGTTCTTTTGCACCGTGATTTTTTGAGTGAGCGATTCGGCTTTTGCCTTGAGGCTGTCTGTTTCTGACCCGAACAACTTTGCTTTCGTCGCTGCCGTCGTATATTCCGCAGACAAGACTTTCATCTGCGATGCTGCCGATTTCATTTGTGATTGATAACTGCTCGAATCTGCCGATATTTTGACGCTTGTATAAGCCATTCGGTCGCCTCCTCTCTTACTGATTTTCGTTGATTGTATCTAATTCAAATTTTAAGTAGTCCAACAACGTGACAATGTTCTCTTTCATGCATTGACTGTATGAGTTTTTCAATAGCCGAATCGCGATTTTCACAACACGGTCAACAATTTCCCCGCAGACTTTCCATTGATTTTCCTCCGGTTGTTCATCCTCGTCCTCATATCCGTTTTCACGGTCATAGTCATCGAATGCGGATGCCTCTTTTTCTACCTGTTCAACCTCGACAATGCTCAACATCTTCTCTGCAACAATGTTCTGCATGATGAAATGAACCGTCTTGATTGCCGTCAGAAATTCAACTGCATCAATCTCCCCAACTGCTGCAAGCGACAATTCATTCCCGAACATCTCCTGCATTATCTTTTTGTTGAAAAACATCACTCCGGAGAATTTCTCCGTGTCATTCTTTTCCATGAGACTGATGTATTTTTTATACTGTTCTACCGTTACGGAATTGATGAAAAGTCTCTCACCTCTGCAAGTGACCTCGATTTCCGGTATCACTTGCCACTCTGAAAATTTTTCTCGATGTTCTCCATTCTCTTGGTGAGTTCGTCTGCAATTCCCATGTCGATGAACTGGAACTCAAGAATCAAACCTGCTGCATCAAGTCCGGTCTCCGGATTCTTTAATTCCTCAACGGTGAACTGGTCTCCGTATGCTTTGCAGATAAAAAGACCCATCGCCTCAATGTCCTGCTTTGAATATCTCTGTTTTGCGTCGATAACCTCTGCAAGTTCGAGATATTCCGTGTATGTGTCGATTGACATTTTCGGCATTGTAAACTCTTTGTTATTGACTATAATTTTTCTTTTCATGATTTATCCTCCTGTTATATGCCCTCTTATTAGCCTAAACCGCCGTTTTTCTCCTGCACTTTGCTGAACCATGCCTTGATTGCCTCTGCTGCCTTTGTGTCTCCGGAAACGAGGTTTGATTCGTCGACCGAAATCTCATACGCATTGTCAAGACTTCTTTCATAGAATGAACCCTTGATGCTCTTTGTTGTCGGAGACAATTTGCCCTCTTTTGTGCTCGCCTCCTCACTGATGCCCTCTGCAAACTTTCCGGCGTATAACCATTTGAAATCATACTTTCCGTTGAGTTTTCTTTCTCTCCATCCGACAGCGACCTCCGGTGCTTTGTCATCCGCAGTCTTTACAAGAAAACCGTTCTCGTATAACTGACCGAAAAGAGTCTGTCTGTCCTGTGGTGCAAGTGCATTGACCTCAAGTTCGATTTCTGTTCCCTCATAGGAATTGATGACTTCCTCTGTTCCATCGTCAGAGTAAATCTTTTCAGAACTCCACTTTTCGTCAACCTTTGCTTTGATTGCTCTTGCCAGTTTGACCGGAGTTTCTGCAACGTATGCTTTCGCATCGTTCTGTGTGAGTTTTGCGATGTAGAAATCTCTACAACCGCAAGTTCTACTCCTCACAATCTTCTGTTCTGTGTCGCTAACCTGTGTTACTGTTTCGCTCATGTCTATTCCTCCATTTCATAAAACTTTGAAAACCTTTGTGCTTTCATATAGATTCCGTCCTCCGGCTTTGAATCGTCTCCGTTCCTGCCGTCAAATGAGAAATCATTTTTTTTCATGAGTGACTTGATTTCCCTCGCAAGTTCAACCTCGTCATTCTCTGAAAATATAGTGACCTGCACTGACAGCGTCACTCCCTCTGCATCATCGTCCGAAAAATTCTCGTCGTTTTCTCCCAAATCCCACAATGTCACATGTCTGTCATGGATGTTTTTGTCATACCATCCTTGCATCACAATGATTCTCCTGTCTGATATTGGTTTCAATGCGTCGGATGCATCTTTGATGATGTCCGGACTGCTGCTCATGCTCTCACCTCATTTCAATGTGTTGTCTAAATAGGATTGATATTCCTGTTCTGCGATTTTTTGCAGTTCCGCATCTGCCTCACGCCCTGTTGCGTAAATAAATTCTTGAGGCGGTTGATAGATAGTACCCCAGTTTATGAATTTCACATAAAAGTGTTCGCTATTGTCCGACTTTTCCCATCCGACATCTGCTGTTGCTCCTGTGTCTTTCATTTTGACTGCTCCCATCGGTATGCTGTCCGCTGCATGTGATGTCACGGACGACTTTGAACCGAAACCTCTACCGGATAATTTGATGTCTGCCGATTTCGGAATTTTGCCGGACATGATGTTTTTCACAACTGGTTCGCTTTGCTTTACAATCTTTTGATTAACCTCTTTTATGTCCTCGTCGCTTGCTGCGTCCTCAAATGCTTTCATGAGTTCTTTCAAGCCTTGAAATTCCATTTCGATTTTCACTGCATCACCTCCGGTGTCAGATTATGACACTATGCTCCCGCTCTACATTTCAACTGATATTTCCTGTCGTCTGCGAACATCGGACACGCATCATATATCTTGAACTCAACGCCTTTATATACTGCGTAGAACTCTTTCAGATTCAATCTGATTTCCTCCATCTTGTCGCAGGCTCTCGTTTCAAACATGATTGTGTTCTCAAGACCTATCTGCAACGCATTGTATTTTTCATTTGTTCCCAAACTCTTGACATCACACCAACATGAGAAAAACTCCTTTTCCTCCTGCTGTCGTCTACCGTCAACAACACTTGTTGTCTTGCGAATTATCTTGATTCTGCCTGTCATTCTGCTGCACCTCCGTATATTTCTTTCAATAGCATGGAGGAAACGGCAGCGGATAGCGTTTTCGTGTCGCTCCGGTACTTGTCACGGTTGTCGTACAGTTCTTTCACGGACATAAATGCAAGCAGTTTTTGACGGCTTGTGAGGTTGTTCCGGTCGAAATTCGGAATCAGTTCCGTCATTTCATCCAGTGTCGTGTCAAGCATCAATTCAAGGATTTCGATGTCGTCATCATAGTCGATATGACAATATGTCTTGCATGTAGCAATCAGACCGCCTCTGTACTTCTCTTTTTCTTCATCCGTCATGTTCTCACCTGCTTTCAATAGCAGGACGGATTCACCGCCCTGCTGCCATATTACCCGTTGATAACTTCTGTAATCTGACCCTTGATGACTGCTCCCTTGTCAACAGGCTGCACATCGAAACGGTCACGCACCTTGATTCCGGTCATGTCCTTATCCCATAAACCCGCACCTTTGTCATTGAGGTCGATTGTGAGGACGTTTCTGTCAAAGAGTGTGACTGCCTCTTTTAAGTCACCGCAGAAAATAGGATGCTTGTACCCGTCGATTGTGTGACCATCGGTGTTCATAATCTTCTCGGATGCAAGAGTTTTCTTTGATAATTTGATGATAGGATATTCACCGAAAAGCATCTTTCCCTTTGTCTGCTGTGTCGGGTCTTTCTGTAAAATATAGTTGCCGTCTTTATCCTTTAACTTGTCAAGGTAGTTGAAACCGCTCTGATTTGTGATAACAACTGCATTGTCAGCGATTGCAGGGTCTAACTGCTCATTGAAAATGTCCTTGAGGCTGTCAAGGTTCTCGACTGTGACCTCTTTCCCTTTTGTCATCTCGTTGAGTACCTTGAGAATCATTGCGTTACGGGTTGCCTTTGTTTTCTTGGCAATCCATTTGTTGATGTATGCCATGATGTTGGATGCTGTGTCCTCAAGTAACTCTGCTGTCATCTTGAGGATTCCACCCTTTTTCTTTACCTTGTACTCAATCGGTAAAAATTCCGGTTCGTCCATCTCCGGAAAATCCGCAGCCTCGTCAACATTGTCAAATGGTGTTGATTCTGCATCAACCTCAATGTTTCGTGTTCCTGTCTTAGTTGTTACGCCCTCGACATTGACATACTGTTCAAGGTTGTCGGATGAACGACGCAACTCGATGATGTCTGTTCTGATGTCCTCCGGAATTGTCACGCCGATTCCGACCTCTCCCTCACTTCCTGCGGTTGTGTCGGATGTGAGTGCATCCTTGTACACCTTGATGTCTGCCTCGTCTGCCTCTTTGTGCAAGAATCCTGCTTTGACAATGTTGACAAATGATTTCACGATGTTCTTTTTGTCCGGCTTGACATCCCCGCCGACCTGCTTTGCAGTTCCATCCTTGACCTTGTTCTCGATGCCGTCCTGCTCGTCCTCGTCCAAATCATAGAGGAGGTCGAATCTGTTCTGTAATTCTACGAGTTCCTCCTTTGCTGCCTTTGCCTTGTCGAGTTTTCCGTCGTTCACAAGGCTCTTGACTTCATTTTTCTTGTCGTTAATCTGTTTCAATAACTTCTGTAATTCCTTATTCATGACTTTCTGTCCTCCATTTCTTACATACCGTAAAGGTATAAATCATCGAGAATCTCCCGCTTTTCTGCCTCGATTCTCTGTTCCTCTGCCTGTGTTGCTGCACTGTTTCTCTTTTCCAGTTCTGCAAGCACCGCATCGACAATGTTTTCTTTTTCAGTTCCCTTGAGTGCCTCCGGAATATTGTTGTATTTCTCAAAATAGTCGGATGCACACGCTGCGACTGCTGCCTTTTCTTCGATTTCGACATTGAAATACTGCTGCATCTTCTTACTGTCGAACCATGTCTCATTGCTCATGAGGCTCTGAATCTTGTCTCTTGTGACACCCTCCTGCACATGTTCCATGTAAACGTCAAGGATTGAATCCTCGCAGAGATTCAACTGTTTTATTACTGCCTTGAAATCGTCTGCGTTGCCGTATGCCATGCACAACGGTTTGTGAATCATTGCTTGTGCCCCTGTTGCAAAATGCAGTTCGTCGCAAGCGAACATGATGACCGATGCGATAGATGCAGCCATTCCGTCGACATAGCCGACTTTGTGTCCGTCGTATCGTTTTAACTGGTTGTAGATTGCCAGTCCTGCAAATACGTCTCCACCTCCGGAATTGAAATAAATATCAATGTCCTCATAGCCATCTAACTGGTTGAGAAAATCTGCGATGTCCTGCGGGCATCTGTCCTCCTCGTACCACATGGATTCCCATGTTGCCGATACAATGTCACCGTAGAAATACAATGAACATCTGCTCTGTTCCTCGTCCTGCTCTAAATCCAAATAGCCGACATTTTCGACCTTTCCGCTGCGTTTATTCTTCTTTGTGAAATCAAAACGTCTCTTTGGCATGATTATTCACCTCCCTCCTGTTTATCCTCGTCCTCTGCCGTGTCGGTTTCGTCCGGTTCTGTTTCTGTGTCCGGCTGCTCTGCGTCCGGCTCTGTTTCTTCCTCCGGTTGCTCCGGTTCATCGGTGTTCTCCTGCTCGGATCCACCTTTCAAATATGCTGCACCCGCCATCGTCAACGGTACGATGCTACCGTTCGCAAGTAGGACATCGCCTCCCTCCGCATCTTCCATGTCGAGTTTACGTCTTGCCTCATTCGGTTTCATAATCGTTCCACCGACAGCGTTTCTCAAATATTCCATCTGCGTTTTTGAATCGGTGCGGAACAATACCTTTTCATTGAATTTGTAATAATATCCGTCGTCTGTATCTTCATCCGGTAGCATTTTGAAATTGATTTCCTCCTCATACTGCTTGATGACGAACAGTTCTGTGTCAACGTAGAACGATAACTGCTGCATTTCGCTGTTACTATATGACGACTTTGAATAGTCGTTGATTTGATTCGGTTTCACTCCGAACGCTCCGGCGATTTGCAGGGCATTATATTTTTTCAGTTCAAAGAACTGTGAATCAGTCAGTTTGATGTCAAGGGGCGTGAGTTTCATTCCTAACGGAACAGGCAGAATTTTTCCTGTATTCTTTGCCCCGCTGCCGAACTCCTCAAACGATTTGACAAGTGCCTCTTTTGCCTTTTCGTTCAACTCTCCCGTGTATTCGAGTGTTGCTTTTGCTGTCAGACCACTCTCATACAAGTTATTCATGAACGCCTGTGATTCGGATGCACCTGCAACCGTGTCTCTCAAAATCTGCTGCACTGGTAGTCCTGTGATTCCGTCGAAACTGAATGATGTTTTGAAATGCATCACCTCGTCCGTGCCAAATACATATTGACGACCGGATGTCGGGTCTGTGTAGACATACCACAAACGCCCAACTCCTGCGAATATTCCCGCATCGTCAACGACTATCTGCACACAATTTGACTGCATAACCCACAAATCAACGATTTTGATTTCACCGCCGTATTTCTTGCGGTCAAACTTCTTTCTTATGTACACATAGGCGTTTCCGTAATGGTTGCGGTTGATTTCAACCGTGTTCCAAAATGTCGTTGGTGTCATAAACGGATTCGGTCTTTTTGAGAGCAGCTTTGATGTGTCCGTCGCCTCTGCCTCAATGATTCCCTTGTCCGTTTTCTGATAATATTTGATAGGCATTTTCGCAAGGGTCTCCGACAGCATCTTGAGACATGTGAAATATGTGACCTCTGATGTCGGTTTCCCTTTTCTTTTCAGTCCTATCCGCTCAAGGAACGACGGTGAGTTCAGTGTCACAACGCCTCCGCTGTCCTGTGGTTCACCTCTCCACCAATTTGAAATTTTCACTCCTAATCTCTGAAACGGATTCATTTATTTCTCACCGCCTTTCTTCATGTATTTTTCAAATTGCTCAAGCCATTCATTGACAGTCTCATTCACATCCGGACGGTACTCCTCTTTCATTGCGTGTTTCCATGCGTCGATGATAGCGTCAATCGGGTCGATTCTCTCTGTCGTGATGTCTTTGTCAATTTTTATTTCGCCGTAGTTGTTTGAGATGGTCTTTGCATTTGCAATAGACCACACAAGCAAACTGTCGACAGGAACAACAATCTTGTTTCCCTCTTTTCCGACCTCCATTCCCTCGATTTCCACATTGCCCGCCAAAATCTCAAGTCTGAAATCAACCGTCGCATCGTTCAACTCTTTCGCTGTCTGTGTGACAGAGATTGAATCGAATCCCAATGCCTCAAGGTCTGATAGGAACGCCGATGCGTTGTGCGGGTCATAACAAATCAACTGCGGTTTGAGGTCGTATTCTTTCACCAAATCCTCAAGATATTTGATGATGTATTTGTAATCTGTCTTTATTCCTCCCAGTGTCTCGGTCACTGTCACAAGATCTTTTTCAATCCATACGTCATATGGTACTTTGTCGGTCTTGATGTGTTCGTCCACCCTTGAGGACGGAATGAACGAATGTGTGTGTACAAAATATTTCTTTATTCCGTCAATCATGAACGGAATCACGATTGCGATTGATGTCAAGTCGCCTCCGGATGACAGGTCGACCCCGACATAACATTTTGACCCTCTGAAATTCTTGAGCGATTTCAGAACGGCACATGCTTTCCATTTTGCGATGTCCTTGATATACAGTGAATTTGACCACTGCATCCACATGTTTAACTGCTTTACGAGGAAATCTCTCAAGTCCTCCCCGCCCATATCACGGGCGGTATGTGCAATCGGTATGAGGTTTTCAAGAGCATCCCTGTCAAATTCAAGAATCGGGTTCGCTTTTATCCAGTTCTCCGGAACATATCTGTCGTCATGCTCGTCCATCTGTGCGATATATACGAACTGACTGTCGTTTTCAAAAACACCCTTTAACAGATTGCAGCAATATTCATACAATTTATAACAGGGTGATTTGAGGTCGAACCCTGCTGTCGTGATGACCGAAATCAACGCCGACTTGAGTTTCTTAATACCTCCCTCAAGCAGCTTGTACATCTGATTCGTCTTGTGTGCGTGATACTCGTCAACAATTCCCAAATACGCACGGTGTCCGTCAAGTGACTTTGTATCACCGGACAACGCTTTGATTTCTGAATGTGTCAGCAGACAGTCAATCGTGTGGTTGTGGTCATGCACTTTGAACCATTCCGACAAATCCTCGTCCGAATTGATGAATTTTGCGACCTCGTCAAAAACAATGTTCGCTTGGTCTTGCTTGGTAGCCGTACAAAAGATTTTTCCGTACTTGTACCCGTCAAAATTCCCGTAATAACATGCCAAAATACCGTTGATGAACGATTTTCCGTTCTGTCTGCCTAATTGCACATAAGACGTTCTGAACCGTCTGTATGATTTTTCCTTTGTTCTCCACCCGTTGAGCGACCCTAAAATAAAGCACTGGAACGGATATGCGGTCACATGCTCGTTTTCTTCGCCCTCTGCAATGGTCAATTCCTCTGCGAAATTGATGATTTCCTCTGACTTTTCAACGTCGAAATAGTATTTGTACGGTGCTGCTTTCGATTTCTCAATGTCGTCGAGGTGTCTTTGACATGCAAGTCGGACATATTCTCCGGCTGTTATCTTGCCCGAAACAACATCAAGGGCGTATTGTGTGCAGCGGTCTTGTGTTTCTCCTGCTTTCGCCATACCTTAATTTGCATATTTCGCAAATTTATTCTCCGGCTTTTGCTGCTGTGGTTTCGGTACGACCAAACGGCAGCGTGAGGAGACTGTCAACCCGAAATCCGATGCTCCCTGTCTGCACTGTTTCATGCAGCGGTCTTGAATAATCATGAGACGCTCACGTTCACCGTTCACGACCTGCCTTGTACCGACCTGCACACGTTCTTTTTCTCCCGTGTCCGGATTCGTCTTTGTCTCATATACCGGAGCATCCTCCATCAATGGAGTTGCTCTGATTTGCTGCGTGATTTCGATGTACTGGTCTTGTGCAATGAGCAATCTCGCCAGTGCATCGCAGTCAACATTCGCAATCAGTTTGATTTCAAGTAATTCTTTCGCAATCTTCCGGAACTTTTTCTTTTGCTCCGGTGTCAAATATGACGGAGGTTTCACTTTGTCGTTCGGTGCTACAACCTCGGCGTTTTTTCGTGCCTCAATTTCTGCTTTTGTGAGGTGTTTTCGCCCGTTCATAACAACCAAATCCGTGGGTTGTCTCTGTCCTGCCATGTAGCAACAAACCCCCTTTCCGTCAACATTTCAGTGATTTTGTGTCACATTCTGACACCCCTTTCGGATGTACCTTTCTGCTGAAATTCCCGTGGGGAGTTTTCTCCAAACAAAAGAGGGGGTGCGACTAGAAATGAATCGCACAAAACTTTTTTATATCCCCCTGCCTCTCGAAAGTGGTACTCAATCAGTGACCTCAACTGTTTCTGTGTTGCTCTCATGCTCGCTTTGCTCTGCTTATACAGAGCAGTGATTGTGTTGTGTGTCTTATGGTTGAGAGGTATGAGGTTGAACGGATTCAAGCGTTGTTCCCAGTCGTCCTCAAGTTCAACTATGTGGTGTACTGGTTCGCATGTGAGTAGTTCATTCTCGACATACAATGCGTATATATCCACGTTGTCATAGACCTCAATGATATGCTCCCGCATCGCCCGCCATTCCTTTGACACATAGAACTCGGCTGCTCTCTTGTCTCGCCGTGTGTTGTTGTATATCATGTGCCTCGACTGCTGCCGTTGCTCACATTCCTCGCACATCTTTACTGACTGTGGAATCAACTTGCCACACCTGCATGATTTCAAAAGCATCTGCGTTCTCCTCTCTTCATTGGTTCTCCTGTCCTGTTATCCACAAGAGGCGGGCAGTTATGCACATTACTGTGTACACTTACCCGCATATAACAGGAGGGCAAACAGGCAAGAAAAAAGCGACTGCATATCTGCAATCGCTCGTCTCAACTGTTCACGCTAACATATTATCACGTTTATTTTGCCTTTTGTTCACCCACTTTTTACCCCTATTTTCACCCTCATTTCACCCTGTTTTCACTCCGTTTTTATCATTTTCAATCGCTTTTGCACCGAATAATTTGATTGACAGGCGTTGAATCATGACCTTGCACCACTTTTTCGGTGAGTTGCGTCCGCATCCTGTCTCCCTCACTATATCCTCGTATGTCTTGCCCTTGATATAGACTGCCTCAAGTGCGTCGTACTTGTACCCCTCACCTGCTGCCTCTGCATCCTCTTTGAGTGATGCAAGAGCCTGTTTGAGATGCTCGAACAGAATGACCGTCTCTGCACGGCACTCTCTAACCGATTGCAGGAACGCTCTTTCTGCTGATATGTTGTATTTGCCTATATCCGGCACTTGAGAGGTCTCTGATACCGCCTCTTTGATGTACCGCTCCATTTCACGATAGTTTTCGAGATATAGCAGGGTTTTGTCAATGACTGTCTGCTCTTTTTCCTCTTTCATGCTTTTTCCTCGCTTTCTGCTTTCTTCTCATAGGCAGACCGTGCATTTTACGCCAGTTATTCGTGTTTTGGCGATTTGTGCATCTTTGCGAATCGCACATTTTCATAATTGCCGTTTTTACCTGCTCCGCTGTGACACCCGTTTGCATGACTGCCTCGACGAACTGTTCTGCCGATGTTTCGACCTTGATTTCCGGTCTTTTATATTCCTTTTTTTCTGTAACGCCTTTGTTGACTGTCGCCCTGTCTGCTGCCTGTTCAATCATGCCCGAAATCTCATTTTCTGTCTTTCCGGCTTTTCTGAAATGCTCAATCACGTTTTTCACGATGCTCATAATTCCCATATTATCACGCTCCTCCTTTCCATTTACGCAAAAGGGAGTTGTTCGTCAACACCGTCCGGAATGTTCATGAACCCGTCACCTGCATCCGTATAACCCGCATTTTGCTCCTGTTCTCCCGCTGCTTTCTTGCTTTCTGCAAATTCCTGTTCCTCAATCACAACATCGGTCGTATATATCTTTTGACCGTCTCTGTTGGTGTATGAACCCGTCTGAATCCTGCCCGTAATAGCAATTTTTGTTCCCTGTTTGAAATACTTCTCTGCAAATTCGCCGTTTTTGCCAAATGCAACGCAGGAAATGAAATCCGCTGACTGCTGCCCGTCTCTCGCACCTCTGCGGTCGACTGCCAGTGTGTAACGTGCCACGCACATGGATTCTTGTGAACTGTTCTGCTGTGTATATCTGACATTCGGGTCTCTTGTAAGTCGCCCCATCAATATGACTTTATTCATTCGCTGTTTCCTCCCGTTCTCTCTGCATCACATATTCATTTTGCATTTTCTGTAATCTGACAAGTCCTTTTTTGAACTCAAGGTCATCGCCATTCATGCAGACATCGAATATTTTCTCATAATCAACAATATGGGCCTTGATGAACTCTGCCTCCGCTGCCGTCCTGCTCTCATTGATGAACATTCCCTTGACTGCCTCTTTTATCATTTCGCAATGTGTCTTTTCCTCCTCCGTCTGTGGAGGTGTGCTTGCAATCAAACGGTCATAGGCGTTGTCAATCGCTCCTGCAATCAATTCTCTCCAACCTTTGCCCTTTTCCCCGATTAACTGGTTTTCAATGTCCTCGAATCGGTTTCCGTGTCCTGCTGCCACGATGCGGATGTCCTTTTTGCCCTTTGCTGCAATCAGAATCAAATCGTCATCGTATGCCTCCATGTAATAATCAAATTTCGCATCGAAATTCTCTCTCGGATTGATGATGATTTCCGGCTGACTGCTGCCCTCCGTCTTGATGCTCACTCCGATGTATTTCGCATCCTTGATTTTCGCATTGATAAATTCTGCCTTTAATGTACTTTTGTTCATGCTGCTCCTCCATTCACTAATCTGTTGAGTAACTGTTCATACATGGTCTTGTATGTGTCTCTTTCTGTCTGCAATCTGATTGTCTCCTCTGTTGATGCCGTGATTTCCGGCTTTTCATTTTCCTTTTCTTTCAACGCCTCCTGCATCGCTTGAATCTTCTTGCGATAAAGGTCAATTTCCTCCTGCTGTTCTTTGATTGTCTCGTTGTATTTCTTCGAGGTTTTCATGTTGCCGTCAAGCTGCAAGGAAATCATGAGAGCGATGTCGATGTTCTCCATCTCTTTGTCTGAACACTCTCCGATATACGTTCCGATGCGTTCTGTCGATACCGAATAGACCTGCTCACATAAAACGGTGCTTGGTCTGCCTGTCGACCTCACTGTCACATGTGTCGGGAGGTCTGTTTTCGGCTGCGTGGTCATATATACAACTTCAACGACATTGCTGTTCTCATTATTCTTGTCATTGCTTACAACGACCGCCGGACGGTCGGAGTGCTGTTCGCTCCCGTTATATGACACCCCCCTTCTGCTGATATAGAACATTTCGCCTCTCTTGATGTTATCCATCACAATTCCTCCTTTTTTATCACTCTATACAGTCTTTTCGCCTTGATATATTCCTTGTATTCTTCATCGGTCATCATCACAATAATTGTTTTGTCCTTTATATCTTCCGCAAACTGTTCTTTGCTTTTTCCGTACACATCCGCACCAAAAATCCGCAGATGTTCAACTAAAGTCTTTCCTCTTATGATTCCCTCTCTGATAATTTTTCCGTCCTCCGTTTCTGTGTCCTCAAATCTTTTCAATGTGTAATTCAGTGAGAACTCCATTGCTGCCAAAATCGGGTCTTTTATCTCTGTCATTCTACGCCTCACCGTCTTTCATGAGTTTGGTTGCCATGATGCAATATCCGTCCTCAATTCCGGTGTAGTCCTCAAGAATATACGTCACAAGCACCTTGACCATGCGTCCGGTATTCTTCCCGTCTGCAAATTCCATCATTTCGAGGATGTCACCTTTTTTGTATCCTCTGTCATTCTTTCGGAGTTCAAATGTCTTGATTCCGTTTGCCACATCATCGAAATAAGACTTTGCAAGGCGTATCTGATGCACTTTCTGTCCGGTCTCCTGTGTGTCTGATGGGAGGTTCTGCATCTTCTCCTCCTGTTCCATCTCACGGAGTTTTTTCTTTGTCTCACGGTCGATTACATCCTGCTCCTCTGAATATCTCTGTTCATCGGTCTTGTATGCCTCTGCACGGTTCTTGTACTGGTCGCATGAGGTGCATGTTCCGGTTTTGACATTGCAGGTCTCATATTCGGTACAGGAATAACAGAGAGATGTGATTCCCTCCGGATGCGGTGTCTCATAATCGTCGCCCGCTCTTGCCTCCGGAGGATTCACGCCGTTTTCTGCCGTGTCTGATTCTGACACCTGCTGCCCTGCTGCTTTCGCCTCTTTCATGTCTTTCACTTCTTTGTGTGTCAGTTCTCCGGTCTCTGAAAATTTCCCCAGTGTCTCACGCTGTTCATCCTCCGTCATTCCGCTCAATTCATAAGCTGCGGAGAATGTGAGGCGTTCTTTCTTGAGTTCCTCTTTCCATTCCGGAATCAGATTGTTATTGATTGCCTCAATCTGTGCAATCTTTGTTTTGCTCACATGCAGCATTGAGGAAATCACATCCCTCAATCGTCCGGATTGTAGGTCATATCCCTTGATTTTCTTTCCTGCTGCTTTCATACGCTCAAGAGATGCCTTGAGGCGTGTTTCCTCCTCAATCATGTCTGAAATGGTCTTTGAGCGGTATGAGTTGGCGATGATGATTTCAACCTGCTCCTCGTCATCGTCCTGCGGTGTGGTCAATTTACTGGTTGCAAGTTCAAAATCTTTATATCCCTTTGATACGAGGTACTTGAGAGCCTCCCACCGCCTTTCACCTGCGACGATTCTGTATTCGCCTTTTTCGCACGGTGCATATACAAGTTCGAGGTTCTGTTTCAAACCGGACAGGAGGATGTCTCCTGCCAGTTCTTCGATGTCTGCAACACTATAAAAATTCATGTCATTGCGGTACATCTTGAAAATTGAAATGTCCTTTGTGCGGAATCTCGCTCTCGGAGATTCGTCAATCCCTGCTTTGCTGTTCTTGTTGAGTGCGTCTTTCACGCTGAATCCTGCTGCCATCTGTTCACCCTCCTGTTATTACTCTGTGAGTTTCTGTTTTTTTGTCTCGGTACGTTCGACATTGATTTCGTCTTTGCTATTCTGCGAAATAGAGGCTTTCACGCCTCCACGGAGGTTCAACGTGACCTTTGCCAGTCCTCCGGTGTAAATCTTCTCGACTGCTGCCTTGAGAATCTTCACAATCCCCTCTCCGCATCTCTTGTCCGGTGTTGCTGCCTCTCCGAACAGTGCAGCGACGTTCTGCATCGCCTTTTCTTTCCTCTGTTTCTCTTTCTGATACTCAACCGCATCTGTGCAGTTACATGTCATTGTTGCCTGTTCCTCTGCCTGTGCTGCTGTCAGTTCTTCGTCTGCCTCAATCTGCGTCATTTGACCGCAGAATCTGCATTTTGCTGTTTTCACGATGTTTCCCATGTGCTTTCCTCCTTTTTACTCGACAAATTGTTCGGCTTTGAATCTGTCTCCCATATCCATGAAATAATTGTATAAAAAATCTTTCTGATGTTTTGTCAGTGCTTTCATGTTTGTCACTATATATCCGGCATATCCGGACGGATTGTGAATCAGACAATATCTTTTGACCTCTGAAAGAAAATCACGCATGAGGTGTCCGATTTCATTGTCTCCGGATTCTTTCACCCATTTCCAATACTCATCCGTGAACCCTTTTCTTTCGCATATCTGTTCCGCTGATTCTTCATGCGTTCCGAACGGTGATTCCGTGAAAACGCCTGTCGGAGACAACCACCCAAACTCTTTCGTCTCGGTTTTCTGCTGTTCCTGCTCTTTTTGTGCTTGATTTGGCATTATTCCATTTTCAAAATCATTGAGGTGTTTTCTGAACTTTTCCATGTTCAACTCTCTCGCTGTGATTCCCTCATAATTCAACGGTTCGCCGTTTTCTCCGTTCATCAGCATGAGCATCCTGCATGTTCCCCATTCCATTTCCGAAAATCCCAGTTCATAACATTCCATCACATAATACATTCCGATTCTCAAATCCGGATTTCTCTGCACCTCTATCATGTCAATAAAGTTTTTGTTTCCCAGTGCATCCCATACAATGTGAAAATAATATGCAAAACCTTTTTCAAAGGACTTGCATTTTCCCGAACCGTCAAGCATGATGCAGGTATCACACCCGCCTCCGCTTATGTGGTGTTTGCAGGAGGCGTTGTTGCAGGTGATTTTCCTCTTTCCCACATTTACCCCTCCATTTCCTTGAGTAACTCATGCACAACGCATCTGTAATCTTGAGACACGATTCCACGCTTTGAAAATTTCGGGAGTGGTATCATTGCCGTTGTTGATTTTTCCGCAACGATGGAACGGCGAACCGGAGTGACAAACATGTCAAATCCGGAATCTGCTTTCAACCACTCCTCAACCTCAAGAGAGGTCTTGTTTTTCTGTCGCATGGTCATGAGTGCCTTGATTCTCAAATCCGGATTGATGTCTCTCAAATCCTCAATCTGCTCCTCAAGGTTCTGCAATGCCTCGATTTCATATCCTCCAACCTTTACGGGTGCAATGATTAACTCTGCCGATATGAGGATATTTATGACCACCATGTCAAGCAGTCGACCGCAATCACAAATACAATAATCGTATGCGTCCGCTACCTCCTGCAACGCCTCACGCAATCGTGTGACTTGATTGTCCTCTGACTTGAGCAACAAATTCATGTCCGTTTTCATGAGATAGCCATTCGCCGGAATGATGTCAACGTGTGAGTATTCCGTCGGGCGAATCAAATCACCCGTTTTGTATGTACCGCCGACACATTCATGTTTCTCAAGCAGCTCACTCATTCCGATTCCGTCCGGTTCAAATACCCCGAACGTCTTTGATGTATCGCCCTGCGGGTCTCCGTCTAACACAAGCACTCTCTTTCCCTGCTCCTCGCCTAACATATAGGCGATTGAATCGGATGTCGTCGTTTTCCCGATTCCTCCCTTTGGTGACATTACTGCAATAATTCTCATGTTGTTTCCTCCTGTTATCCTGTTATATTTTTTAGTCCATAAATTCGGACGCTATATCGACCGCAACTGCTGCCACGAATAAAATCACCGCAAGAAATACCATCGCAAGCATGACAACCGCTGCAATACCTAACGCAATCAATACTTTCATCGCTTTTCTCCTCCTTGAGGATGCTGTTGTTCGGGATGCTCATGTTCAGATTTCTCTCCATGTGTACCGCATCCGACAAATTCAGATATTCCTCAATGACCTTGATTGCCTCCTCTGCTGAATAGCAGGTTGCAACAAAATGTCCGGCTGCTGCCATATCCGCAAGGAACTCTTTTTGCGTGTCCTGCTGTCTGTTGTTCCCGAATTTCATTTCAACGAATAACCCGCAGTATGAGCCTTTCGGATATGGGAGGCACAAATCAGAAACACCCGCTTTGACACCCATCTGTTTGAATTTGACTGCCTCCTGTTTGTTTCGACTGCCTCCGTTTGGCACATGGAACAACCACTTTAATTCCGGATAACGGTTCATGTTCCATCCCGCCCATGACACGACGTTGATTTGCTCCGTGTCCTCACTTCTCTTTGCATATCTCATGTTCATTCGCTTTCGCCTCCTCTTTGCACATGTCATAATATTCGCAGAACAGACATACATGTTTGCAGTCCTTGACCTTGAGCATGTGTCTGATTCTTTCAATGATTTTTCCTGCCCTCACCTGTCCTGCTCCTCCATTTCTAAAACCATATAGGCATGAATAAAAATGGTTTTCTTTTTTCCTGCCGAACTCGTCACGCCCTCCGGACTGCTCCTGCATCCCTGCGATGCTTTTCTTTGCCTCCCACCATCGGCGGGTCTTTCCCTCTCTCGGAATCGGCTTGAAATACACCTTGACCGTGCTTTTCGTGATTGCAAACTGTTCTTTGCTGATTTGCAGGATGTCATCGAATCCTGCTGCCTTGACTGCTGCCTCGGCTTTTCTGAAATACCTGTCTTTTGATTCCGGTCGCCAGTCAAAACTCATTTCCCGACCACCTCCTCAATCTCTTTCATTCTCTGCATGATTGCACTGTTGTATGAATAGACATACACGCCATTGCTCCACAAATGTTCCCTCGCACCCTTTTCACCGTAGTTGTACGCTGCAAGTGCATCCTGCACCGTGCCGTATTTCTTGAGCAGGTACGACAGGAAATCAATCCCGACCCTCACATTTTGATATGGGTTCATGAGGTCGGTGCAGTTCAACCGTTTCATCCGGTCAGTGTGCCATTTCTCATATATCTGCATATATCCCTTTGACTGCCCGCCGTCTCCGACCTTGTCAAATTCATATCCGGATTCATGCTCAATGATTGCCAGTACAAGGGCATAGGGAACGTCATTTTGCTTGCATAGACATCTTGTGTATATCTGCATTTTTTCCGGAAAATAGCCTTTATCCGCATACTGTTCCGGTAACTTATAAAGTACGAATCCCTCAAGGTCATCGCTCCCCCAGTCCTCGGACATACCATCGAAAACCTTGTATTTGCTTTCGGTCTCCTCTGCTGTCTGCACGATTGTTTCCGGATTCTGTACCACTTCCGCATGTGTCGTCTCCGGCTGCTCTTCCTCGGTCTGCTCCGGCTCTTTGATATTCACTATCATCAAGCACAACACCGTCATCAATACCGCAATCATGGTCAAATGGAACGCATCACGTCGTCCTGCATGTCTTGCCTGTCTTTTCCGTCTTTTCACTTTGTAGCCTCCTTTTCCTCATTCGTGCATGTATGTAAAACATGCAGTTAAAATCGTTATAGTACACATTTGCGTTCGTGAAATCCATGTCCGGATACCACTTTTTTAATATCTCCGGTATTGAATCCCTATCTTTGACCATACCGTCAACAAATGACCCTATTTTTTTATAGCTGCCTCCTGCTGCCGGACGTTTGGAGTGTACGACCTTGATTCGTGGGTCTCTCAATCCCTGCGAACTGTTCCATCTCTTTTCCGACGGAACACGGTTCTTTTCTTCAACGATGTAATTCGCCATACCGGACAAACCGTTTTCGTCTGTCTGCAACCTGCGAACCTCATTCCTGCTTGACTGTTTCCAACAGGATTCAACCGTCTCCATGTCTAAAGCACCATCCATGACGATGTGATGATGCCATCTGATTTCCGCATCCGGATTGTATGCGGTCACATAGACATATTTTGCGTTCGGGAGACCTCTCTTTTTCCTCTGATAGTTGATGCGTCGGATGTACTTTTGCACATTCTTGATTGCTGCATCAACATCCCCATCCGGCGGGAGGTGTGCGTCATCATAGGTCAATGTCATCCAAATATCACGGTCGCTGAAATTCTCGTTGATTAACCTCTCAACGTATTTCCTTGCGTTCTTGTCATTCAGATTCTTTTGAGCCTTGTTGTTGTCTTTCTTGATTGTCCTCCCCTCCGGAGGTACTTCATCCATACTCCGGAACTGCGGATATATCTCAATTTCAAACTGGGCTCCTGCTGTTATCTCTTTGAGTGCATATATCACTTTCTTTCGATGTTGGAACAGGTTCTCAATGAACCATTCGTGCATGTCCTCCATCGCTTTGTTATATGCTGCCTCATAATCATACGGGATAAACTGCATCCCTCTTTTTCTTGCCATCTGACACAATCCTCCTGTTATGTTTTCGTAGACTTGTTAGTATCTATTACAAGGACGACAAAACCTCCGAAAACCCTTTGTTTTCCCGACCTTTCCGGTCGTTTTTGAGTTGCTTTTTCGTGTCAGATTTGATATAATATTCTTAGTTTGAAACATATCAATCGACACCGATTGACACACGGATGACCGTTCGCAGCGGTCATCCGTTTTTTTGTCTTTATGCTGCTTTTTCTTTCTTTGAGACGCTCACGGTGATTTTCACCTGCTCACGTTCAGAAATGATTCTCGCTAATGTCTCATAAAATTTCTTGATGTTCTGTTCACTCACCTGCTGCACCTCCAATCTATTAAAAAGGCTCTTGCCTGTTGTTTTCGTGTTCGGTTAGGCGGTCGTTGCAACCGCCTCTTTCTGTTCCCATCTGCGACGCTCCTCGACTTTTCCTGCTGCCTTGCCCTCTGCGTATGCAGACATGACCATGATTGCCATTGATTTTCCCTCAAGGTCGGAAATATTCATGAATCTTTCTGCCATGTTCTCGATTGCCGTCTTTTTCTCGTTTCTCGTCATGATTCAACACCTCCTCTGTTGATAGTGTTTTATGTGATTTCCTGCACTGGTGGTTCTCTCGGTCTCTGCATCCCGTCCACCCGCTTTCCGGCTATGTCTACCGTGTTATGACTTTTCACCTTAAAAAATCATTGAAAACCTGTTGACCAACCGCGAACCTTTTAGCAAGTCCACCCGCTGCCATGTTTCCCACGGTATCGCTGACGCTGTCTCTCGGCTTGCCATCGTCAGAGCGTCGGTCGCCATCCGGACGCTGACGGGGCGACTGTTGCCCCGTTTCGGCTTTAATAAAATGAATCTCTCTGCATTTCGTCGTCGACTTCTTTCGGTATCGGAATAGGTTCAAAATCATCGTTTTTTCCATCCCAATAATCAAATAATTCTTTTATGTACTGGTTCAATGTCTCTGCATTGCTCATTCCTGTTCCTCCTGTTCTTCCTTGCCCTGCTGCATCTCCTGCCATATAATAAATGTGCGACCATTCTCAAACGACAGGAGGTGACAACATGGCGGTTTATCATGATACTTTCAAAAGTGCGATTGCAAATGCATTTGAAAATAGCGACATCAAATTCTCAAAAGTTTCTGATTTATCAAAAGAAGAATTTGAGTGTCTGCTTGCATCTGCTATCAAGGCATGTGTTGAAACACAAGATTTTGCACAACACGTTCGCACTTTGAAATAATTCTCGTGGAGGAGAATCACCACTCCTCCACAATCTTCCCTATTTCTTTCGCTGCCTTTTCGACAACTTCTGAAATCTGCTTGATTTGTTCCGGTTCGGGGTCGCCCTCAAATTCAGCTTTTACTCTGATTTCTTGATATTCCAAAACTTCCGTCTTGTAGGCGATTTTTTTCTCAATCGTTCCCATTCCCCGTGTTCTTACATTTGAAATTTCATGTTTTGGCATTTCTTTTTACCTCCTGTTCGTTATCTTTGATTACATTGTACTTATCTCTGATTACTTTGTCAATAGTTTTTTGTTATCTCTGATTACTTTTTTATTGATTTTTGTTTTTTGCCGTGGTATGCTTTAGAAAATAGAGGAGGTGATTCAACGTGACACAAGGCGAACGAATCAGAGAAGTTAGAAATACTCTCGGTCTCACGCTTGAGAAATTCGGTGATAGGCTCGGCGTGACAAAAGTTGCCATTTCCAATATAGAAAAAGGCAACCGAAATTTGACAGAACAAATGACAAAAGCAATCTG